ATCAGAGTGAGTACCGAGATAAATATTTTTTTCATAAGAGACTATGTGACTCTTAACCTTCCACCAAACACACTTAAATGCTAATGGGAACATTTCAAAATATTTTAACAAGTAATGATCTTTTGATTTTTCAAGAAAATCTAATAGATCTTTTACTTCAGATCTTGAATCCTGATGAGCACTAGATCCCCTGCCGGGCATTTGGTCTATATCTTCTTTCTCAAAGTAATAACCGCTTTTGTTTAAATACATTTCCCTTTTTGTTTCCGGGTGCGTAACCATCTCATACATAGCGCTACGCTCTCTATCTACTATCTCCCTACATGTATCTGTCGCAAAATCAAAATCAAAATCAACGGCAGCCTCGTATAACACTACACCGCCGCCTAAATGTTGGCCTTCAACTTCTTTGTTTATCATTCTCTACCTCCTTGAAAGAATCCCATATTATACTCCTAAAATCAATAGTTATATGATACTATATCATATATGATAATGCAAAATGAAACAAAGCCAGAAAAAATTATTGAAGAAATATATCAAATAAAGAATTACTTTACACAAAATGCTTTTGATTCACTATATTCAAAGGTATTACTAGAGAGGCTTACGCCTAAAAAAGATGTAATCTTAGCGGATGAGGAAATTCATTCTGCATATAAGGTTGGTATTCATTCTAAGGATAATGTTGCTAGTTCTACTCAACCAACAATTACCACACCATCTAATCATGTTCATTTTATGGAGCCATACGTAACAGAGTTTCTCTATAAAACGAAAGAAAATTTATCTTTAATATATAAAACTTCGATATACCTAGAAACAGCTGCTGCTATAGTTCTCTTTTTTCCCGGAGAGGGGATACAAACTCACTGGGATGGCAGTGTCGAAGGTACACCTACCCACAGTGGTAATCCAAGCAGAGATTATAGCACTGTGTTTTATTTTAATGACGATTTTGAAGGTGGTCTTTTACATTTTACGGAACTTGATATAAAAATAAAGCCTGAGCCAAATTTAATACTATTATTCCCTACCACGATACTATATTCCCATTGTGTCGAAGTGGTGACCTCAGGGATTAGAATGATGAGTCCAGGTTTTTGGTCTTCGAATAAGAAGAATATAGATATTCAATAAAGAAATATTATAAATTAAGTCTAACTATTTTAGCTCTTCCATAGAAGGTTATGCCTACAATAGTCACCTATTGTTATAGTTTTGAATCTCTAATATATCCTTTTTTAGATCAGGAAGCCATGAAAGATTATCTCCATTGCTGAATAACCCATCTGGATTTTTTGGTATCCCATAAGCAAAAAACTCTAAAAACACGTATCTTGAACCATCTATCACTGGAGTTACTTCATGCGTGCCCATGTAGCTCGACGGATAGATAACAGCACTACCTGCCTTTGGCATATAATCTATTCCTGCGTATTTAAATTTTATATGTCCACCAGTAAAATTATTCCCATTAAGTTCGGCTTTAGTTTCCACACAATCATTAAAATATAGGGCACTGCTAAGTGTGTTATGAATTGGGAATTCATTTTTTGGAGGTCCATCAAACTCAAATTGGATTGTATCGTCGCAATGTAGACCTATACCTCTACCATCACTATAGCCTGCTATATGGCCACTAGTTTTCCACCACACTGAAGGTGCAGCCTCGGGATATAATATACAATATTGGATAAGACACTTATATAGCCCGTCTGTACACGCTTGCATAAAATCTTTTTGCTCTTTTGTAAGTGTTCTATCAACAATGGAAAATCGTTCTGGAGCTGTAGATATATCTTCTAAAGTAAATTTAAAGTTTGTTTTATTAACTGCAGATAATATATTATTTTCCTCTACATAAGTAAAGACAACTTCTTCTTTTTCTCGTAACCATAGAATATATTGTTTTAGAAATTCTTGGTCTATGTCAATAACGTTATCAAATGAAACTACCCCACCACCGAAATTATGATATTCCATATTAGGCCTCCAGACTATGTTTATAGGCTTGACTATGATATAAATGCATATGGTCATTATTTAGATCGGGGAGCCACGAAAGACCACTCCCATCATTGAATGATCCATCTTGATTTTTTGGTATCCCATAATTAAAAAACTCTAAATATACATATCTTGAACCATCTATCACTGGAGTTACTTCATGCGTGCCCATGTAGTTGGAGGGATATAGGATAGCACTACCTGCCTTCGGCGCATAATCTACTCCTGCGTATTTAAATTTTATATGTCCACCAGTAAAATTATTCCCATTAAGTTCGTCTTTAGTTTCCACGCAATCATTAAAATATAAAGCGCTACTGACTGTATTGTGAATTGGAAATTCATTTTTTGGAATTTCATCAAACTTAAATAGGATTTCGTTGTCACAGTGTGGACCTATATGTCTACCCTCACTATAGCCTGCAATATGACCACCATCTCTCCACCACACAGTGACTGCGGCTTCACTATACAACGCACAATATTGAACAAGACACTTATATACACCGTCTTCACATGATTGAATAAAATCTTTTTGTTCTTTTGTAGGTGTTCTGTTGGTAGATTTACCTAAAATATCCATAAATCGTTCTGGAAGGTTAAATCTACTTTTTGTAGATTCTGTATCTTCTCGTAACCATAGAATATATTGTTTTAGAAATTCTTGGTCTATGTCAATAACGTTATCAAATGAAACTACCCCACCACCGAAATTATGATATTCCACATTAAACCTCTAGACTATGTTTATGGGCTTGACTATAAAGATTTACTGCTTCACTCATTTTATCTCTATACATAAGTAAATGTAACCTCTTCTCTATCACAATTGATCTATGCGAAGTATTCTTAAATACAATATCTCCAGTATAGTCTTGGAGATTCAAAGATAAATCAAATCTATCTTGAAGATAGCGAATTATGGCGTTTTTTTCTATATCGTGATTTTCAAAGTCCAAACACATTTTTAATACATCTTCGTATTTGATTATCAAGATTGACTTTTCGTTTTTTAAAATAAAAGACATTAGGTTAATATATAAATCAATATGATGGACGATAGAGGGATGGTCTATATCTTTTTGATTTAGATTGATGATAGAGCTATTTGCTTGATTAATAGCAGAACTAATTGCTTCATAAGGATTTCTTATGGGAGATAACAGAATATATTTTTTGTTTATTGCTTCTTTCATTAAATAACTATTATGAGTTAGCGGGTCTAGTATAGCCACCTCTGGGAATATATACAAGATGATACTTCTCAAAGATGTATTCCCCTGTTTGGGAAACCCATCAATAAAAAATACTACTTTAGTGTTTTCGTTAATTTGCCCTTTAAGGGTATATCTATGAAGATAACCTTGACTAATTTTACTTCTCCATCGTTGACGCTTCCCAGCATTATCATTGACCATTTTCTATCTCTCTTTGAGTATTGGCACTATTATACACTCTTCTCGTTGGAAGAAGTTTACTCGATAAAAAAACTTCATTTTTGTCAGGATATTTTTCTTCTAAAAATTTTAGATAGTCCATAACCACATCATGCATCCAAACTTGGCCTTGTTGACCGAGTGAAAGAAATCCGCTATTGATCGTTATACCCCTATCCGGTTGCGCAGAACCCTGCGAATAGTACCCGACATATGCGTATCTTTCTCCATATAGATTCTTCTTTACTTCATGACATGCAAGAAAATTAGATGGAAACATTAATAGATCTCCAGCTTTTGGCGCGTATTTTATGCCCAAATAAATGAACTCTAGTTCTCCGCCTACATATTCATTTTCAATAATTTCATCTTTTGACTCCACTGAGTCATTAAAGTACATTATCGCACCGAGAACACTTCTCGTGGCCACTTGTAAATCTGGTTCGAATCCTGGTTGATAGTTAACGTCGTTGTCGCTGTGCAGACCCATGTCGCTATTTGGACCATAAGCTAGAACATGAGCAGGGGTTCTCCACCAGATGCTAGGAAGGACCATTGGATAGATATCAATATATTCCATTAATGCTCTTTGAAAAGCTCTTTCACATTCTTTAAAAAATAATTCAATTTCTTCAGATTTATTATCATCTAGAAAATTCATTATATGACTTGAGCTAATTTCTATATCTTCTATTTGGAATCTATGTCCGCTTCTATTGATAGCATAGATATTTTCCCCGTTTTCGTTTTTGATTATTGTGTAGTCTTCCTGCACAGCTTTTTGCTTTAAAGAGCGCAGATACGGAATCAGTTCTCCGTATTCTTTAGGGGACACGATGCTTTCAAAAAGGATAACACCGGAGCCTAGATTTTTTACATTTATGTCATTTAACATATTCTATATCGCCTACGGGGCGGCCATCGCATGCTTTACCAGTTAGCTGTCCACTAGCGACTGTGTTTGATTCGTCGTTTGGCTTTTTTATAACTTCTACATCGGATGTTTCTGCGTACTGCGTAACCTCTCTAACCTGATATATGGGATTCCATCCCATTTCGACGCCACTATCTTGTGGATTGCTATAAATTGAAAAAGGAGATCTGCAATATAGCTCGTAGTCATCGTATATATTATCCATCCAAACAGGAGGACACCATTCAAAACTTTCATGTGGTTCCGATATCATAATATTTGTCTTAGCCTCACTTGCGCCCTGCCCAAAGAATGTAAGATACGTATATCTTACTCCACTACCCATTTTTCCAACCTCATGCGCCGCCAAATAGTTGGTTGGGAAAAATATGATATCTCCTCTTTTTGGGACGTAAGACACACCAAGATGAACAAATTTTAGATGTCCGCCTGTAAAGTTTTTCCCATTCAATTCTTCTTCAGACTCGACGCAGTCGTTAAGATAGATTAGCGCGCCACACGTTTGCCTAGAGGCCATCATTCCTCTAGGTATATATCTAACGCCTCCGCTGACTTTATAGTTTGTATCATTGTCTGCGTGGCACCCCAAGATCCCGCCATCGCCGTATCTAAGAATATGACCTCTTGTCTTCCACCAAATACTGCCAAGCATTAACGGATAGTGATCTATATATTTTAGAAGTGATTTGTATATCTGATCTTCTAAATAAATGAAAAAATCTTTTATATCTTCTGTTGTACGGGGATTAACTGGAGCAAGAATTCTTATCGGCGTAAAAGGAACGTCTTTTTCCGAATACTTGAATCCATCTTCATTAATGCCGTATTTCTCACCATCATCTCCTATTATCCAAGTCCATCTATTTCTATGCGCTGCATCAGATTCTGAATCGATGTAGTTTAAAACTAAATTTTGATCCATTTGAAAAGCATTTTTAATTACGACCAGTCCAGGAGCTAGCACTACAGATTCAAGGTCTCCTATTTCTTTAAGCTCATTTTCACCTATTTTAGGAGAAACAGGGTAAGCTGTTGTGCTATGTCTTTGATCGTCTTCACTCATCCTAGTACCTCGTCTATAGCTTCTCTGATTGTCCAACCAGCTCCAGCGACTCTCGGAGTCGTGTCTAACGGCATATCTTGCCAATTAAATCTTGCGATTACTACTCCATCACTACTAACTAGAAATTTTTCATAGTTATGTGATATTCTGGCTATCGCTTGACCAGCCAAATTTTGTCCAGCTAAAGCTTGTGGAGTTCCATCTGCTGTAGTGTCTGAATAGCTTCTTTTTTCTACACCCTTAAGCTTTGAATATAGTGCGTGTTCGTTCTTACCATTCACTTCGATCTTTTCAAAAATAGGGAATGTAACAAATGGATAATGCTCTTTTATAAAAGAACTTATTTGATTATTGTTTCCAGGTTCCATAGAACCAAATTGATTACATGGGAAAGCTAAAACAGAAAATCTTCTATCTTGAAATTCTTCATGTACTTTTTGAAGCTGCCATAGTTGTCTAGATGTTCTTGCATGGGACCAAAATTTTGAACATATTGGTTCATAGCCAGCTTTGCTGGCAAAATTGACCATAAGAGTAAGTTTCCCCTTAAAGTTTGATAGATAATTTTCTTCTCCATATATAGAATTAATTTGGGTTTCGTACATTGACATCAT